AATTTTGCCTGCCGGGGCGTTAAACACGGGGGCGGTCAATCTCTCAAGACCGTAAAAAGGGGGAGTAAAAATGGCGGGTATTTTTACACGCAAGGCACTTACGGACATTCTGAATAACGGGGATATGACCCCGGAAGAACGGGCAGACCAAATCTTTTCCCTGTACGGCAGGGCAATTGATGACGGTTACATCACCCGCAACGCCGCTGAAGCGGCACAGAAGTCCGCTATTGATGCCGCAAAACAGGCATGGGAAAAGGAACAGAAACCCATCAACGTCAAGGAAACGGAAGAATACAAAGCGTTGCAGGGAGAATTTGACGGGTACAAGACAAAGCAGACCGCCCGCACATCTTCCGAATTCGCAGACGTAAAGCCGAAATTCTTTGACCGGGTGTATGACCTTATTGACCGTGCAGACGGGGCAAAACCCGTCAATGAACAGCTTGCCGATCTGCGCAAAGATTATGAAGAATACTTTGTTGCACAGGCGGGAACACCTGCACCGAAACTGCCGCAGTTCGGTGCGAAACCGGAAGGTGGAATGCCGAAAGGTGATGAAGGTGCGGTTGCGGCATTTCAAAACGCATGGGGATTTACCCCAAAGAAAGGATGAATCTAAATGGCTTTTGTTCGTACTGATGTCAACTATGCGGCTGAATATAGCCGTGCGCTTGCCAATGCTTACCCCTATCTGTCCTATTTCGGGGCGATCTGGGGAGCTAACAACAGCAACCTGTATAAACCCGGCATGGGTAAAACCATGTATATTCCGTCCCTTACCGTTTCCGGCTCACGCGCCGTCAACCGTGACACGATCAACGGCACCTTTAACCGGAACTGGAACAACACGTTTACCCCCGTGACCCTTGACATGGATCGTGAGTGGGACACGCTGATTGACCCGATGGACATTGATGAAACCAATGACGTTGCGACCATTGCCAATATCACGCAGACCTTCAACCAGTTCCAGAAGGTGCCGGAAATGGACGCTTACCTTGCCGCCAAACTTTATAGTTTTGCGACCACACCGGACACAACGGCACTGACCGCCGCCAATATCCTTGAAAAGTGGGACACTTACCTTGCCGCCATGACGGATGCCCGTGTGAACCGTGACCGGGTGGAATGCTACATGACCCCCGCCGTTTATAAGCTTCTGAAGGAAGCCGCCGGACTTACCCGGTTCGTTGCTACTGATGAAGGCATCCGGGGCGTTGACCGCAATGTTGCCCGTCTGGACGGCGTGAAAATTACCGAAGTTCCGTCCGACATTATGAAGTCTTCCTTCTCGTTTACCGAAGGATGGACGCCCGCTACCGGAGCGGTGCAGATCAACATGATTCTTGTTGATCCTATGGCGGTTGCCGCGCCTGTGAAATACGAAACCGCCATGATGAGCGCACCCACGGCACAGAGCAAGGGCAAGTACCTGTATTATGAACGGTACTACTACGGCGCGTTCAAGATTGCGACCCGTGCGGCGGGCATTGTTGTTAACGCCGCATCTGCCACCTAAGAGGTGCGTTAAATGGGCGTTGTAGACTATACGTTTTATTCGTCCGTCTACATGGGGGATGCGGAGCAATCCGCATTTCCCCTGCTCAACGCCCGTGCTTCTGATGTAATAGGGGCGTTGACAGGATGGGCAATTGATTGTTCAACGATTTCCAAATACCCCGCCACAATACAAACGCTTTATAAAAAAGCCGTGTGCGCACAGATTGATTTCTTTTATTTGAACGGTGTTGAAATTGTGAATGATTCCGGCAACGGCGGGTTCACGGTTGGCAAGGTTACCGTCCACGGAAAAGGAACGTCATACGGCAAGGCGAAAGACACAGGCGGCGCAATGTCTGAAAGTGTTTCCCCAATGGCAATAGCATACCTTGAAAGAACGGGTTTGATGAATCCGCAAGTTCCAACGGCAGAAGGTTGGTGGTAACGTGTTTAAGCCTATTCCGGGAAGGATATTGCGTACAACGGCAACCGTCACGGTCTGCACGGGCGTTGACGCATACCAGAACCAAACGGTTGATACGTATACGGTCAACCGGGTACACCTGCAACCAACCAACGAAATACGCAAGACGAACACAAACACGGACTTGTCTTTACGGTCAATACTTTACGTTGATGCACGAATCAGCAAACCGCACCTTGATTGGGCGGTATTGTTTCAGAATGCGCATGAAGCGAAAGGGGACGTAAAAGTTTCCGTCCGGGGCGTAACGTATACGGTTGTCAATGTGGATGAACTGCGGGACGATCAAGACCGTTTACACCATTACGAAATTGGTCTGGGGTGAACGGTATGGCGGTCACAATAAGTATCAACGAATATGACATTGCCAACAAAATTGATAAGGCGTGTAGCAAAGGTTTGGAAATGCTTTCTTCAGAGATTCTGAAGGATTGCAATTATTACTGCAAGGAACGTGACGGCGCATTAATTCAATCGTCATTAATCCATTCTGACTTGAAGCGGGGTTTGCTTGTTTGGCAAACCCCATACGCCGCACGGCAGTATTACGAAATCCGAACGGCGCACAAGACAAAGAACCCCAATGCCACGTGGCGTTGGGTGGACGTTGCCCGCACCAATAAAATTCTGGAATGGGCAAAGAAAGCGCAAGCAATAACGGAGTTGTATAAATGACAAGTACAAGCATTATCAACAAAGCGGTTGAAAGCGTCATGGGACTAATAAACGCAATGGGCAACTTTGCAACAATGACCCGTGGCGCATTAGGGACGGGCAACGGGTTAACCTGTGAGATTGCGCCGTCCGTCCCGGAAGCCGTGTTTTATGACAAGAACACATACACACCGCTTACCCTTGCGCTGAACGGGAAACACAGCAACTTGCAGACGCTTTCAGACACGCTGAATAGCATTATGGACACCCTTTCCCGCATGACGGCATATCCGTCCGGGAACGGGTGGGAAATCGTGGACATTGCCAACGGAACATTGCCGCAGGTCATAGGACGGGAAACAAACAATGATTTCCTCATGGCGTGTGACATTGTTATAAAAATCTACAGAAAGGATGATGAACCCGCATGAATCCCAATTGGGTAAACCAGATTGAAATTGGTACGTCCGTTAGCGGCACAACGTGGACATATTCAAAACTCTGCAAGGGTATTGAATCCATGACGTTCAATGAAAATGAACAGAATCAGCAGTATTTCTTCCTTTGCGGGGAAGGTTTTGCGCACAACGAAACCACCGGAGCCGCCCCGGAACTTGTTGTAACCGGGCGGCGTGTTGTCGGTGATGCGGCGCAGGATTATATTGCCGGATTGCAGTTTGAACTTGGTTCAGATCGCAACAGTTCCGTCAAGATCACGGCAGAAGGTAAGGTTATTACCTGTGATTGCACAATCGGCGCAATTACTTCCTTTGGTGGGAACACTTTGGATGTAAATGCGTTTGGTTGCACGATTCGCTTTAACGGCAAACCTACCGTTACAGCGGCAACCTAACAAACAACCGGGGGCAGGGGATTTCCTTGCCCCCGCCTTTTCAAAGACAGGAGTGAATTGAAATGGCATTCTTCCGGCGTGGGTATACGGTAACCACGGACAGGGTTAGAGATAAAATCAGAGTTAGGGAAAACGGCGAAACGCTTGTATTGACGGTTGATGAAGAAGCGGGAAGCCTTGTAAACGGTTTGAACCGGGTGCAAAAGAAACTTGCAGGCGCAGACACGTCAACAGTAAACGAAACCGCAAAGATGTTTGCCGGGGTAATCTTTGGGCAGGAACAGGCGGCGAAACTTCTGGATTTTTACGGCGGGAATCCCTATAGCGTCATTGAAGTTTGCGGAAAATACTTCAGCGAACGTTTGGGGACAATGATTACCGAAAAGCAGAAGAAAAGAAAATGAAACTGTGCGACAAACTCCCGGACGGCGTTTCCGTCAATGGCAAGTGGTATAAACTTGACTTTGATTTCCGCAACGTCCTGCGTTTTATGGAAATTCTTGCGGATGAAAGTTTGATGCCGGAAGCACGGGAATATCTTGCCGTCAAATGCCTAACAAAGCACCCAAAGAACGTGCGTAACGTGTTGTGCGCCGTTAAAGCGTTGTTGTTTAGTGATGCCGCACCGAAAGGCGAACGGGTCACAAGTTTTGAACAGGATGCGGGGTTGATACGGTCTGCGTTCCGGCAGGTTTACGGGATCAACCTTCACACGGAACGTTTGCATTGGTTGGAATTTATGGAATTATTGCAGAACCTTCCAACGGGCAACAGGTATGAAGAAGTTTTAAGTATCAGAACCCGTGAAATACCTGCGCCGAACAAGTACAACGCAAAGGAACGTGAATGGTTGATACGTGCAAAAGAATCTGTTGCAATCAAACTTACAGAACAGGAACAAGCCGAAAAGTATGAACGGGACGTAAGCAATATATTCAAAGGCTTGCTGTCCATGATTCCAAAGGAAGTGAACAACACGGATGGCAAATGACGGCAAAATCGTATGGGAAGTTGTTGTTGATGACAAAGGCGTTATTACAGGGTTAAAGAAAGTCACCAATGACATAAAAAATGAATCAAAGAATTGGGACAAAGAGTCAAAGACCAACCTTGACAATATGTCCACAAACGTTACTGCAACGGCAAGCGTCATGCAATCCGCAATGACGGGCGCATTTGTAGCAATTACGCAAGGATTAATTAACGTTGGCGTTACCTTTTTAAGCGAATTGGGCAAATGGGTTGCCGCTTCCATTGACGTTGCTTCCAATTTGCAGGAAGTGCAAAACGTTGTTGACGTGACCTTTGGGGAAGCCGGGGCGGCGAAGATTGAAGCGTGGTCAAAAAAAGCCGGGTCACAGTTTGGCTTGACGGAATTACAGGCAAAGAAATTTACGGCAACGTTAGGCGCAATGATGAAGTCTTCCGGGTTAACGGGTGACCAAATCGTTACAATGTCAACAGACCTTGCCGGACTTGCCGCCGACATGGCTTCTTTTTACAATCTGGATTTTGATACCGCTTTTGCAAAAATCCGTTCCGGTTTGAGCGGCGAAACAGAACCGTTGAAACAATTGGGCGTAAATATGTCTGTTGCCAACATGGAAGACTTCCTTGCACAGCAAGGATCT